GAATCGACATAGCCGAGGAATACGTTGAACTGGCGAGAAGGAGAGTTGAGGAGGTGGAGTGATGGAACTACTTAAATGTGCGCAGTGTGGGGATAGGCCAGGGTTGCTCGTAACGGTCACAGACCGTGCGACCGGCATCGAGATTAACCTTTGCTATAACTGTTACAAAGATTACTTAAAGCGCACCAAAGACCCGGATGCAAAAGGCAAGGTTCAGGCCATGAAAGAGATGGCCATGGCGTACGACGAGGGAATATCGGAGAGGTAGGCGATGGGGAGCCAACACTCCCCATCATATCCTGCCCGGTGGGGGCGGAGATTATACAAGGAGGTGGCCGGAATGAGCAAGTGGGTTAGCTATGAACAACTAAAGGCTGAACTTCGGGCTGGTAAGCTCACCCCGGCCCAGTACGAACAGGCCATCAAGAAGCTAGTGAAAGAATTGAGGTTGTGAGGTGGTGGAATGATTGGCTGGGTGGATAAAGTTGCACAGGAGTTTGCTAAAAAGCGCCGTATTTGACGACCCACAACTCTTGAAACTGTGGTTGTGGTGTTTGCTAAAGGCCACTCACACGCCAAGAGAAACGGTTATAGAAAAACAGCTTGTGAAGTTAGAACCGGGCCAATTTCCCACTGGACGGTTTAAGCTAGAAGAGGAGTTTAACCGCGGGACTCCCAAGAGGAAAAGAGTTTCAGCAATAACGCTTTGGCGGTGGTTGAAGAAGCTCGAAGAATGGCAAATGTTGAACATCAAAACGTACTCGAAGTTCTCGATTGTGACTGTATCTAACTGGAGTGAGTATCAGCAAGATGAACAACAGATGAACAACAGACGAACAACAGATGAACAACAAGTGAACACAGACAAGAATGTAAAGAATGATAAGAATGGGAAGAAGGGGAAGAAGGGGTATGGTGAGTTTGTTCGGCTCACCGAAGATGAGTACCAAAAACTACTTGAGCGATTAGGACAAGCCCTAACTACAGACTATATCGAACGCCTTAATAACTACATTGGCAGCAAGGGCAAAAAGTACAAGTCGCATTATCATACAATCCTAAGCTGGGTTAGAAAAGACGAGGGCGGAAGAAGCGAACAACCAACACGCAACGTTAACTACTATATACCGGAGGATAGCGATGCAGAGAACCATTAACTTAATCACAGAACAAAGACTGTTGGGCAATATCATTGTCCAGCCAGAGGTGTGGTACGAGATTGCCGCCGACTTCAAACCAGAACTGTTTTCAGATCCAACCTTTAGGACGGTAGCTGAAGTGATGCTTGATATTACAAACGGCGGACAAAGGCCGTCTAGCGTGAAGCTATACAGAGAACTTGACGCTAGAAAGGTAGGCGTCACCCCCGACAGCCTTATCGGCATCATCGCAGGCCACGTCACCACCAAAGAAACAAAATCCTTACTGTTGGAATTAGAGGACTTGTACAGGCGTCGCACGGTTTACACAACGCTACTGGACACACTCAACAAATTAAAGGACGAGGACAGGGACACAGACGACTTAATCGCCGAAGCTCAACAAGCGATGATTGAGGCGTTTGACAAAACCGGGAAAAGCAACCTCAAAGATATGCAAGACGTGGCAGAAGCCCTTTTCACCCGCCAAGAAAAGATACAATCCGGCAATATGCCTCCCACCTACCCACTAAGTTTAAGTTCGGTGCAAACGCTGGTGGGCGGGCTAGAGACTGGATCATTGACTGTTTTGGCGGCACGTCCATCTATGGGCAAAACGGCGTTCGCCCTCAACGAGGCTTTATGGTGGGCAAAAATGGGATTGTCCGGGATAATCTTTAGTTTGGAACAAAAAGACATCCAGCTTGGTCAACGAAATTTGGCGAACATGCAGGAAATACCGCTAAGCAACCTGCGAGGCAAACTCGACACTCACTACCTGGACAAGTTTTATAAAGGGCTATCAGAACTGCGAGAGTTGCCAATCAAGATAAGCGACAAGCGTAGTCTGACGGTAGAGCAAGTGTGCTCGCTAGCTAGGATTGAAAAAATGCGATCGCCTGGTCTCAAATGGATTGTGGTTGACTATCTGACCTGTCTGCGATTCCCGGGTAAAAACCAGCATTTAGAGGTTGGCGACGCGGTTAAAAAGTTAAGGGATCTGGCGGAGGAACTCGATGTGTTTGTATTACTACTTGCCCAGCTTAACAGGGGTATTGAGTCACGCAAGGATAAAAGGCCGTTAATGTCAGACTTGCGAGACAGCGGGAACATCGAGGAATTTGCAGATACAGTGATCTTTTTGTACCGAGAGGGGTACTACAATGCAGGTTTTCTTGATGCAAAAATGGGCGATTGGATAACCGAGGTTAATGTGGCGAAAAACCGCCAAGGTGAATCTGGCAGAACGGCCATAACACTGTTTAACCCACCAACGATGAAATGGGAAAACTGTCCTAGTAACTGGTCTGAAAGGTACTTGGCTAAGGTAAAGCCCCGTGGCTAGACCACCTGCTTATCAACTATACCGCGGAGACTTAGCCACAATGCACGCCGGTAACGACTTACAGGAGCTTGTTGAGAGGGCAAAGCTACACGGTAAGATATTCGGCGGGAGTTACAAAGTCAAAGACACCTACGGGAACGTAGTTTGGGAGGGGGACGAAAAATGACGCACGTGTCGATTTTCTTATTCATTTTGGCTATGTGTGTGACGTTCTTGATTTGCGCCTTTAGAGCGGAGGATAGAGCCTGGCAAGCGGAGCGAAAGTATGACAGGTTGCGGGCAAGCCTTGCGCAACTAGAGTTGGAGCTGGTACCCAAATTTAAGGTGGATGACCCCGAGTTTTGCGCCGGCTGGAACCTGGCTATGGGGCACATCAGAACTATGGTAAGGGAGATAAAGAAACATGCGTGACTTGAAAGCTGATTTGGAGTGGATGTTTAGCGCACCGTCTGATCATGCAAAGGAGTTAGAGATAGCTGTACATGCCCTTGAAAGGGCGATTGAAGCGGAAACCCTAGCTCGGGAGCTTGCGGAAACACTAGAAGTGGCCCACGGTGAGATGTACGCTCGCTATCAAGTAGGGATTTCCGACCGCATAACAGGGCTGGTTTTGGGAGTTTTACAGAAAGCCAAGGAGGTGCTGGGGGATGGGGAATAAAACCATAATGAACCTGTTTATATTCCCTAATGGTATGGTAGCAGCGTGTGACAAAGAAGGTCAACAAATACCGGAGTATCAAGGTGAAGTCGGTAAGGTGCTACTTAAAGCCCTTAAAGCATTAGACGAGGAGGGCGAGGTTTACATGAGATACGAAGGGAAGTTAAAGGAAAGCGAGGTGCTGGGGGATGAATAGATGCGGAGCCTGCAAGCATTATGAACCGCCAAGAGTGATGTTTGAAGAATGGGGACGGTGTGGAAAAGAAAGGCGTTACCCCAAAGTCAAGAAGCCGGAAAGTTGGGCATGTCTTGACTATGAAGCCAAGGAGGTGCTGGGGGATGAATAAAGCGATTTTAATCGGACGCTTAACCGCCGACCCAAATTTACGTTATACGCAGTCAGGGAACGCAGTGGCAAACTTCACTCTAGCAGTGGACAGGCCCTTTGTTAACCAGAGTGGCGAGAAGGGAACCGACTTCATTGACATCGTAACGTGGCGCAAACTGGCTGAAATTGTAGCCAGCAATCTTGAAAAAGGACGACTGGTTGCAGTTGAGGGGCGTTTGCAGATTCGGTCCTACGATGACCAAAATGGAGTTCGCAGAAAGGCTGCGGAAGTTGTGGCGGATCAAGTCAAGTTTCTTGACTATCGCAGACAAGGCGAGTCCCAAAGCGAGCCGACAGAGCCGGAATTCGATGACATACCCTTCTGATGGGAGGCCAATTATGCAACTTGAAATCACGATACCGGGTGAGCTTCCAGACCTTAATCAAATCATCCGCATAGCCAAGAGCCACCCGATGGCGTACGCCAAAGCCAAGGGTGTGCACACGGAGGCGGTGGCGTGGGAGTGTGTGGGTTGCCCGAAAGGGCAGCTCGCCATGCCGGTTGATATTACCTGCAGGTGGATAACCAAAGACTTGCGCAAAGACCCCGACAACGTATCAGCTGGAGTAAAATTTATCCTAGACGGACTAGTGCAAGCCGGTATACTACCAGACGATAGGCGTAAACAGATCAACAGTATCACTCACGAGTTCGGGGTGGACAAGCAGAACCCAAGGGTGGAGATAGTGATAAAGGAGGCCGGGTGAGTGAAACTCCACCATACAGACATCATCAAGAAAATCATCCGTCTCGAAGAAGGGCGAGCCGAAATCATCATCAGGGTGTACTGCCCGTTTTGCAGGGTAAAGTCTGCGTTACTCTTGATTGGCGGGACAAATCATTATGAATGTCAGGTTTGCGGGAAGTATGGGAAACTGACCGATCTCGTGGTCTACTTTGAAGATTTATTTGAGCGCCGCCATCGAAAGACGATTGATACCATGACGGAGCGTAGCGGGGTAGAGTTATGAGGGGGTGGGTTTATGATTAAGTGTATTGATTGCAAATACGCAA